AATTATTCAGAGGCAGAAAGAACATGGTTTTAAACTGGATATTAAGAAAGCTCAGGGCTTGTTGGCTATGCTTCAAGGTAAGATGGTGGGCATTGAGAACACCATGCAACTTGTCTTCCCTCCATATGTTGAAACAGGAAGGAAGAACAAGAGGACAGGAGCACCACTAAAAGATATTGTTACTCCTTTTAATCCTGGAAGTAGACAACAAATTGCTGAGCGCCTTGAGAAGCTTGGTGTTAAGTTTACCAAGAAGACAGACAAAGGAAGTGTGATTGTCGATGAGACAGTGCTTGTATCAATTGACTTACCAGAGGCTAAGCTTCTCTCTGAATACCTCATGCTGCAAAAGCGTGTGGCTCAGGTTGGTAGCTGGCTTGAGGAAGTGAGAGATACAGGCAGGGTGCATGGTAGTGTGATAACCAATGGTGCTGTCACTGGTAGGATGACACACAGCAGCCCCAACATGGCACAGGTTCCCAACAAGGGAAGCCCCTATGGTGAGGACTGTCGTGAGTTGTGGACTGTGGATGAAGGCAATGTTCTTGTTGGCGCTGATGCCAGTGGCCTTGAGCTACGAATGCTGGCTCACTACATGAAGGATGATGCCTATATCAAAACTGTTTGTGAAGGAAGTTCAAAAGATGGAACGGATGTACATACGCAAAATCAAAAGGCAGCAGGACTTGCGACAAGGGATGAAGCGAAGACGTTCATCTACGCCTTTCTCTATGGTGCAGGGTCGGAGAAGATTGGTAAAATTGTCGGTGGTAATGCTCGTGATGGACAAAAGCTTATCGAAAGTTTTCTTTCCAACACTCCCGCACTCAAGACATTACGCAATAACGTATCCAAGTATGCAAGCAAGGGTTTTGTACCGGGGTTGGATGGTAGAAAAATTTGGGTTCGTTCTGAGCACTCAGCAGTTAACAGCCTATTGCAAGGCGCTGGCGCAATCGTAATGAAACAGGCTTTAGTCTTGTTAGATGAAGCACTTAGGAAGAAGAAGATTTGGTATGGCTTTTGTGTCAATGTCCATGATGAGTGGCAGATTGAAACAAAAGAAAAAGATGGCGAGCTTGTAGGACAACTCGCAGTGCAGAGCATACAAGAGGCAGGAGAGCTTCTTGGCTTGCGTTGCCCTGTATCTGGAGAGTTTAATACAGGCAAGACATGGCGTGACACACATTGAAAAATGTGTTATAATATTGTTTTTATACAAAGGAAAAAGAATGAACCAAGTTAAAGTAGTGGGTAAATTGTTTTGGGCTAAGCACATGGAAGTCCCAAATCGGGAGTTCAATGCAGATAACAATCGCTTTGAGATTTGTATCGGTGGCCTGAGTGATTCCATTGCACAACGCCTTACATCAGAGCTTGGTGTTAAGGTGAAAGAGAAACCAGATGACAAGTATGGACGTGGTAAATACATCATCGTCAAGAGTAACTATGTCATCAAGGCTATTGATGAAAATAACGGTCTTGTCTCTCCTGACATGATTGGTAATGGTACTGTTGCAGAAGCAACCATCAGCAGCTACACACACAAGATGTCAGCTATGCATGGTAATGCTCCTTCATTGCTGCATAGCAAGGACAACCCTGCTCTGCGTATCAAAGAACTTATTCTTGCTCCTGTTGGACAGGAAGAAGAAGCTGAAGTAGTTCTGTGATTGCTCTCGTAGATGGTGATGTGATGTGCTATCGCATTGCCTTCTCTTGTAAGGATGACTCAGAAAGCCAAGCCATTACAACGATGGCTAACTTTCTTGAGGACATCCTTATGACACAGCTAGGTCTTGAAAGTTGGGAAGTATTCCTCACAGGGAAAACAAACTTCAGGAAAGACATAGCTGTCACTGCCCCTTACAAAGGGAACAGAACACAAGAGAAGCCAGCACACTTAGAGATGTTACGTAACTACCTAGTTACCGCATGGGGCGCAACGATGAGCATTGATGAAGAAGCTGATGACCTGATAGCAATCAGAGCAACAGAGCTTCAAGATGATTGTATCATTGTTTCAGTAGACAAAGACTTCAATCAGGTGGCAGGATGGCATTACAATTTTGTGAAGCAAGACAAGTACTTTGTCTCAGAGGAACAAGGACTCCGCTTCTTTTACAAGCAGATGTTGATGGGCGACAGGGCAGACAACATTGTGGGTATCAAGGGAATAGGGGAGGTGAAAGCAACAAAGATGCTTGCCAAAGCGCAGACAGAAAGCGAGATGCTTGCCGTTTGCTTGGAGGCTCTGGGCGAAGAGAGGGTTAAAGAGAATGGACTTTTATTATGGCTAAGAAGATTCCCAAATCAGATGTGGTTCCCTCCAGTTTCTGGCTCGGAGGTTGTGAATGGACAGTAATTTATGTTGATGAGTTCCAAGACTTTGGTACATGTGATCCGGGCAAGTATGAAATATTAATACGCTCTAACATGAACGAACAAGCAACAAGGGCTACATTCTTTCACGAGCTTGTACATGCAATTAAATTCACAATGGGAGAAGTAGGCCATGACGAGAAAGAAGTCGAGGGCTTTGCCAATCTCCTCTGTCAGTGGTACAGAACTAAGGTATAACGATGCAGAGTGGACAGCAGCAAGGTTTAGAAGCTTTGTTGTTTCAGCACTAAGGACAGCAACACGTAGGTGGCCTCCAAAGTTTAAGGCTTTGAAGGCTGCTTACATTGGAAGACAGGTTAACCAGAAGACAAACAAGCTGGCAATGCACTACGCTTGCGCTAGTTGCTGCAACCATTTTGTTGCCAAGGATGTACAGGTTGACCACATCTTTCCTGTTGTTGATCCAAGGACAGGCTTTGTTGATTGGGAAACATACATCAGTAGGTTGTTCTGTGAGAAAGAAAACTTACAGGTGTTATGTAAACCCTGCCATGTAGAGAAGACAGCTTTAGAGAAATTACAAAGGAAAAATAATGGGCAAACCAAAGAAAATACAAACAGAGCAAGTAGAGCCAAGCACTAATGAACAGTGGTATATGTATCTTGTTGGTTATTGGGTTCCCTTCCCAAGCAGCGAGTATGGTGGCTTACAGTGCGTCTTAGCACGTACTAAAGAAGAAGCCAAGGAAGTAATTAAGGAAGACGCAGGAGACTTCATGGTTAACTCTTTCAAAGATGCTGATGAACGCATTGAGGCTCGTGTTAACAAAGCAGAAGTATTTCCTGTTATCGGTAGTTATGGTGACCCTCATATAGTAAGGAGTTTTGAAACATGAATATTACAGTTACAAAGTTTAATGAGAATGAAGATGGCTCAGCAGACTGCGCCTTTGAAGCAGACAAGGAGGGCAAAGAAGCCCTGCTTCGTTTTGGCTTGGTTGCTTTGCTGAAGGAAGCCATTGCACAGGGACAGTCATTAGCAGTACCAGAAACGGAGAATAAAGATGGACAATGATAAGACACGTTACATGTTTCATGTAGAAACAAAAGGATACAATTGTGAAATTGATCATCGCACATACCCTGATACAATTTTAACAGAGTATGCCAGCTTCGATGGTAATGAACGATGGCCTGATGTGCTGCGTTCCTTTGCTCGCTTCTTGGGTCATGTCTATGGCTATGATATTGAAGCAAAATTCAATGAACAGTTTGATGACCCTTTGGCTACCTACATTAAAGAAAACCTAACAGACCAATGAGACACTTAGTTATTCCTGACACACAATGCAAACCCGGAGTATCTCTTGAACATCTGGAATGGGTTGGCAAGTATGCAGCAGAAAAGAAACCAGATGTAATCATTCACCTTGGCGATCATTGGGATATGCCAAGTCTTTCAATTTATGATATAGGGAAGAAAAGCTTTGAAGGCAGAACTTATCAAGCGGATATTGAAGCAGGGCATGCTGGAATGGAACTTCTTCTTGCTCCGATTAAAACTGAACAGGAGCGTCTTAAAAGAAATAAAGACAAACAGTGGAACCCACGTCTTGTCTTTCTATTGGGAAACCATGAGGAACGCATTCAAAGAGCTATTGAGAGCGACAGAAAGTTGGATGGCCTCATTGGCTATCACGATCTTAAACTCGCTTCTTATGGCTGGGAGTGTTATGATTTTCTTCAGCCTGTGGTGCTGGACGGCATTGCTTATTGTCATTACTTTACTTCTGGTGTTATGGGAAGGCCTGTTAGCTCGCCTTCGTTGATGCTTGCTAAGAAGCATATGAGTTGTGTCATGGGGCACGTACAGGACAGAGGCATTGCCTATGCTCGTAGGGCTGATGGTAAGCGTATGACAGGCTTGTTTGCTGGCATCTGCTACCAACATGATGAGAAGTATCTAACTCCTCAAACCAATGGCTCATGGTCTGGTGTGTGGATGTTCAATGAGGTGGTAGAAGGTAGCTTCGATGAACTGCCAGTGAGTCTTAACTACCTACGTGAGACTTACGCATGAGCCTCACCCTGTATGACATCGCTGACTTGCTAAGAAGAGAAGACTGTGTTACAATATTAGAATTGTTGGACATCAGCAGCGATGATCTTGTTGATAGGTTTATGGATTTACTAGAGGACAAGGCCGACAAGCTCGAAAAGGAACTCGGATGACAGATGATGTAACAAAATTCTGGGATGCTTTAAGAGCAAGGTGGCCTGTACCTGTGCTTCCACTAAATAAGATTGAACTACAAGAGCAGCTTATTCTTATTCAGGCTATCAATTCAGTGCTAAGAATATTACAAAACAATGAAGGAAATAAATGAAGACATATATGGGAAGTTATGAGCAGTTCATAGCTAAGAGTCGATATGCTCGTTACTTGGATAGTGAACAAAGACGTGAGAATTGGGATGAGACAGTAGCTCGTTACTTGTCTTTCATGGCAGACCATTTAAAGAAGGAACATGACTACACTATTGCTGATGGGATGTACAAAGAATTGTACAATGCCATCTACAACATGGAGGTTATGCCTTCTATGCGTAGTGTGATGACTGCTGGTAAGGCCTTAGATCGTGACAACACTGCTGGCTACAATTGTTCTTATCTTCCTGTAGATGACCCTAAGAGTTTCGATGAGGCTATGTACATCCTGCTGTGTGGCACAGGGGTTGGCTTCTCTGTTGAACGTCAGTTTATACAGAAGCTTCCTGAGATTCCTGAACAACTCTTCAACAGCGATACCACAATTGTAGTGTCAGACAGCAAAGAAGGTTGGGCTAAGGCTCTGCGTCAGTGCATTGCCTTGCTCTACTCAGGTGAGATTCCTAAGTTCGATGTGTCTAAGGTGCGTCCTGCTGGCGCTCGTCTGAAGGTATTTGGTGGACGTGCTAGTGGCCCGGAACCCCTGAAGGAACTCTTTGCCTTTGTAACAAACATCTTCAAGAATGCCAAGGGACGTAAGCTCAACAGCCTTGAGTGCCATGACATCATGTGTAAGATTGGTGAGGTTGTAGTTGTTGGTGGTGTCAGACGCAGTGCTATGATTAGCTTGTCCAACTTGTCTGATGACCGTATGCGTCATGCTAAGAGTGGTGCATGGTGGGAGAAAGATGGACAACGTGCATTGGCTAATAACAGTGCTTGCTACACAGAGCGTCCTGACATGGGCATCTTCATGCAAGAATGGACTAGCCTGTATGAGAGCAAGAGTGGTGAGCGTGGTGTGTTCAATCGTGAAGCAGCTAAAAACATTGTAAAGAAAAATGGAAGACGTTCTCCTGACTTTGACTTTGGAACTAATCCATGTTCTGAGATTATTCTT